CTGAACCTCGACAAGGAATGGTCCAAAGGTGGATTGCTACCTCGATTCAAGGTAAAGAAACTCCAGATAACGTGTATAAACGTATGCGTGCAGGCTGGGACCCACGTCCCTCGGACACAGTGAGTGATAAGAGATACCCAACTATTAATCACGGTCAATGGGCAGGTTGTATTGGTGTTGAAGGAATGTTGCTGTGCGAAATGCCTGTGGAAAAACACAGAGCAATGAAAGACTATTACTCCGGTAAAAACGCAGAGCAAAATGAGTCCGTCGCCAACGATCTGGAAAAATTGGGAAGACGCTCGGGGTTGCCAATATCGCAAGATAGGCAAACAACAACGAGTCGTGGTCAAGATGTATCGATCATGAATGATTAATTTATTGCTTTAGGAGAAAAAAGTAATGGCAAATGTAGACGCAGCATTTGGTTTCGTACCAGTACGAACCATGAGTGGATTTGCCCCAAGAGCCAATAAATACACCATTGCATCAGGTTTAGCAGAAAACATTTTTACAGGTGATTTGTGTATTATTGATGCGAATGGCCAAGTTACACCTCACACCGCAACAGAGGTTAATAACATTGGAGTATTTGGTGGGGTAAGTTACACCGCATCCGATGGTAGTTATGTATACAGTCAGTATTGGCCAACAGGCACAACAGCGACTGACATAATTGCTTATATTTATGACGACCCATATACTGTATTTAAAGTACAATCAGCTGGCACTCCAGCACAAACCAATATTGGTAACTGTGCAGACGTAGTGGCAGGAGCTGGTTCTACTACAACAGGAATATCGGGTTTTGAGATTTCAGGAACAATGGCTAATAGTGCAGCAACAGCTAAAATTATTGCTTTGTATGATGCTCCTGAAAATTCTTTTGGAACCAACGCTGTCATGGAAGTGCTTATAAACGAGCATCTTCTAAAAGACAGTGCTGGCATTTAATAGGAGGGTATAAACAATGGCAATGAATAGAGCTCAATTTGCTAAAATGCTCGAGCCAGGATTGAACACCCTCTTCGGTCTTGAGTATGATAGTTATCCACCAGAGTACGCTCCGGTGTTCGAAGCCAATAGTTCGAACAGAGCATTTGAAGAAGATGTTTTGTTAGAGGGATTTGGTAATGCTCCGGTTAAGAATGAAGGTGCTGCTATATCATATGATTCTGCAAGCCAGCAATGGACTGCACGCTATCAGCATGAAACAATTGCTTTAGCTTTCAGTATAACAGAAGAGGCAGAAGAGGATGGCCAGTATGGATCGATTGCTTCTCGTTACACAAAAGCATTAGCACGTTCAATGGCAGCAACTAAAGAAATTAAAGCAGCAAATATTCTTAACAATGCAACAACTGCTGGCTTTACAGGTGGTGATGGGGTTGTTCTTTTAAGCACATCTCATCCAACTCGTAACGGAAACCAAAGTAACACATTGGCTACAGCTGCAGACCTTTCCGAAACTTCACTAGAGTCTATTCTGATTCAGATTGCTGATATGAAAGACGATCGTGGACTTAGGGTTGCTGCACAAGGCACAATGCTAATTATCCCAACTGCTTACACTTTTGTGGCAGAAAGGTTATTAGAGTCACAGCTTAGAACAGGCACAGCTGATAATGACATCAATGCTATTAGGTCTGGTGGTTACTTACCACAAGGCTACCATGTTATGCGTAGACTTTCAGACTCGGATGCATTCTTTGTCAAAACTGATGTTCCTGATGGGTTAAAAATGTTCCAACGCTCTCCTTTAAAGAAGGGCATGGAAGGTGACTTTGAAACAGGAAATGTACGCTATAAAGTGCGTGAAAGATATTCTTTCGGGTTTACTGATTGGCGTGGAGTTTTTGGTTCCGAAGGAGCTGCGTAACAAAATAAGGGGAGGGGCAATAGCCTTTCCCCTTAATCTTTAACTTCTGACAGCGTAAAGCTGACACTAGCCAAGACAGGAGAAAATTATGGCTAATACTACATTCACAGGACCAGTGCGGTCCAAAGATGGTTTCGATGCCATCATAACTAATAGCACAACAGGTGCTGTTACCAATACAATGTCTATGGAGACTTATGTGGCAACTGTCACAGTTGCTAATGGTGCTACCACAGGCAAAGAGTCTGCAATAGGAATCCCTTCTAATTTTATACCGATGGGTGTAATGGTAGCAGTTACAGGAGCAGCATCTAATGCAGTTAATTTACAAGACATAGGCACAGATGCCGATACGGATGGATTTGTAGACGGTATTTCCGCTGCAGTAAACTCAGTGGGATTCAAAGGATTTTTTCCTTGCAATGGCGTTTTAGGAATGTCTGGAGGAGCCACAACAGCAGCCACTGCCACAGCAGACGAGGTTGAGGTTGTTGTTTCGGGGGATCCTGGAGCAGACACTACTGTTGTTCTGAAATTCTTTGGGCTATCTAGTTCTTCTGATGCTTCTTAAAGGGGAGACAGATTATGGCAGACATTACAACATCAACTAAAATATCAGAAAGCACTCGTGAGGTTGTTTACGCTTTTCAGTATCAATATGTTGACACAGGTAATGAAAGTGCTGTGCTTAAAATAGATGTATCTGGGTTAAGTAATAGTGCAGATGGTAGTGCTTGTACAGGAGTTCGGGTGGCAGAAATATGGTGGGTTATATCCGCAATGACTGTAGAGGTGCTGGCTGATGCAGATACAGACGTTATTATGTTGCATTTGACAGAAGGGCAAAGTGGTTACCAAAACTTTTCTACAGTAGGAGGGTTGCCCACAAGCTCTGGTTATGGAGCTAATGGTACAGGCGATATAAAATTTACCACTACTGGTGCAGGTGCAACAGGTGATGCTTACCAAGTTGTTATCCGAGCAATAAAGCAATACTAATGGCAACTTCAGGCACAGTCGCATTTAGACCTAATGTAGAGGAAATAGTTTCCGAAGCATACGAACGTTGTGGTATTGATGCTCAAACTCGCACAGGCTATCATGCTGAATCAGCTCGACGCAGTTTAAACATGCTTTTTTCCGAATGGTCCAATAGAGGTATAAACTATTGGGCTGTTCAGAATAATACTCTTAGTCTTACAGCAGACACAAAGAATTATACTTTGCCTGCTGGCACAATAGATTTAATGGATGTTGTGGTGAGAGAAACGGTTGGTAGCACAACAACAGATACTTCTGTAGAAAGAATCAGCATAGCAGACTATAATCAGCTACCTAATAAAAGCTCTTCTGGTAAGCCTAGTCAGTATATGATTGATAAACAGTACACACCTGTAATTTACATATGGCAAGTTCCTGAAGACACTTCTTATAGTTTAGTTTATTGGTCAATAAACCAATTAGAAGATATTACAGAGTCTAATCAAGATGCAGATGTGCCCTATAGGTGGTCGGATTGTATTTGTGCAGGGCTAGCAAGTAAATTAGCTATGAAGTATCAACCAGAAAAATTTGATATTCTTAACCAAGTTTATGAAAGAGCTTTTGAATTTGCAGCCTCTACAGACAATGATGGTGTTAGTATGAGGATTCGTCCAACAGGGTTAAATTTATCATAGTATGCTTAGGCGAGCAAAAGGCAAAAAATCAGTAGCAATTAGTGATATCACAGGTTTTGAAGTTCCGTATAGGAAATTAAAAACTACTTGGGATGGGTTGAAAGTTGAACCAGAAGAGTACGATCACAAACAACCTCAGTTAACTCCTAGGAAAAATATAATAGATGCTGTTGCACTTTTTAAACCTAGAGCAGATGCAGATCAGGAAGAGATTGCTTTTTTTGTAGGCTACAATTATTCTTTAACGCAAGATAGAAATAAAATAAATGTGGGCATTGCTGCAAAAGGCACAATAGGAAATTTTACAATATCGGTGAGCTAAGTGGTTAAATACGCAAAAGGCAAAAAATCAGTCGCTATGAGCGATATCAGTGGATTTAAAGTGCCGTATAAATCGTTGAAGACTACTTGGAAAGGTTTAAGAGTTGAGCCAGAAGAGTATGATAAAAAACACCCTCAACTAAGACCTCCTAGGAATGTAATTGATGCAACATCACTTTTTAAACCTAGACCGAGCTCTGATCCTGATGATGTAAGTTTTTTTGTAGGTTATAATTATGGAGATATATTTACCGACCCTAGACAGCGTCCAGGAGTAGGAGTAAATGCTGTAGGTGGGGTTGGTTTTAATCCTGGAACAGATCTGCTTATATCTATGGACGCAGAGCCAAGTGGAGTTGCAGGCACTGGAGCAATAGGCACAGAAGTACCAGAGGCATCTATAACTGAAACAGGACTGGCTGGTACAGGAGCAATAGGAACAGAAACATTTGAAACATCGGTTAGTGAAACAGGAGTTGCTGCTACAGGTGCAGTAGGAACAGAAGTACCAGAGGCATCTATAACTGAAACAGGAGTTGCTGCTACAGGTGCAGTTGGCACAGAAGTGCCGGAAGCATCTATAACTGAAACAGGAGTTGCCGCCACAGGAGCAATAGGAACAGAAACATTTGAAACCTCAATTACAGAGGTGGGAGTTGCTGCTACAGGTGCAATAGGAACAGAAGTTCCGGAAGCATCTATAACTGAAACAGGACTTGCTGGTACAGGTGCGGTTGGCAGCGTTTCGATAGAAACAAGCAGAGCTTGGGGTGAAGACACTTGGGGTTCTGGAACTTGGGGACGTTAATATGAATTATACAGAGTTGGTTGCTAATATTAAAAATTTTATAGAGGACGATTCAACTGAGCTATCAGACTCTATTAATGTAATAATTGCTCAGACTGAAGAAATGATTTTCCAAAAGTTGCCGAGCTTACCTTGTTTCAGAAACTCAGCCACAGGAACATTTGTTGTAGGAACTTCGGAATACACTGTTGCTAATGCTAGGATGATACGTCAGGTTTCTTTAACAGACTCTAGCAGTAATGTTAACTATTTAGACCATAGAATAGATTCCTATTTAAGAGATTACTGGAAAAACTCAGCAACAACAGGTACACCAATAATGTACAGCACTAAAAACTCAGCAACAACAGGTACAGTAATAACTTTAGCTCCAACTCCTAGTGCTACTCTTTCTTATCAGGTAGACTTTATAGCACCAGAAACAGGTTTATCTTCATCAAATACTAACACTTGGATAGGAGATAATGCAGAGAATGTACTACTCTCTGGTGCTTTATATGAAACTTCAGCTTTTCTTAAGGCTGGAGAAACGCTAAAATTATATAAAGGACAATTTGACGAGGCAATACAATTGTTTCAACAAGAAATGGCTCGTGATTACACGGCAGAATATAGCGGAGGGATTTAATGGCAATTACACAAGCAATGTGCACTTCGTTTAAATCAGAAATTTTAGATGAACAGCATGACCTTGCAGCAGATACAATTAAAGTGGCGTTGTTTACTAGCAGTGCGAGTCTTGATGCTAGCACCACAGCTTATTCAACAAGCAACGAGGTTAGTGGCAGTGGGTATAGTGCTGGTGGGGTAACACTTACAAGCAAAACTGTTGCAACTTCTGGCACCACAGCTTATTTTGACGCTGCTGATCCAACATGGACTTCAGCTAGTTTTACAGCAAGAGGTGCATTGATTTATAATGACACTAATTCAGATAAAGCAATAGCTGTTTTAGATTTTGGTGGTGACTTTACAGTTTCTAGTGGAACATTCAAAATTGTATTTCCAGCAGCAGGAACTTCTGCGATTGTCAGAATAGACTAGGAGTTTAGTTATGGCTAGTAGTTATGTAAACGATTTACGACTCGATGAGATGGCAACAGGTGATGCCTCCGGTACATGGGGAACTGTCACTAATACTAACCTAGAGCTGATTGCTGAAGCGTTTAGTTACGGCACTGAAAACATGGGTAGTGATGCAAACACCACTATTACAGTAGCCGATGGTGCAACAGATGAGGCACGTTCTTTGTACATGAAAGTCACATCCACCTCACTCAGTGCAGACAGAACGGTGACTCTGGCTCCAAACACATTATCTAAAGTTTGGATTATAGAAAACGCCACCACTGGTGGTAAAGCTATAACAATTAAACAAGGCACCGGAGCTACTATTACTATTCCTAACGGGGATGTAAAAGTGGTTGCTACAGACGGTGCGGGTAGTGGTGGTGCTGTTTACGATTTATTGGTTGATTTAAACATAGCTACTAAGCTAACAATTAAAAATCCAAGCACAAGTGATGATACTCCGGCAACATTATTGTTACAGACGGGCGATACGGATATTGCCGCTGATGATAAGCTGGGGGTTATAAATTTTCAAGCTCCTGACGAGGGTACAGGCACCGATGCAGTGTTGGTTGCCGCAGGGATTGAAGCCGTAAGCGAGGGCGACTTCAGTAGCAGTAGCAATGCTACTAAGTTGAGTTTTAAGACTGCGAGTTCTGAGGCGGCGGCTGAAAAAATGTCGCTAAGTTCCGCAGGGCTATTGACCATAGCTGACGATCTAGTTATTGGCGATGGAAAAACAATTGGTAGTGCGTCTGACACCGATGCTATAACTATTGCAAGTGACGGAAAAGTTACTTTAGCAGAAATTGCGACTGCCGCCAAAGGCGTGGCGTTCCCAGCTACGCAAGTTGCTTCTGCAAATGCAAACACGCTAGACGATTACGAGGAAGGAACGTTCACGGCTACCGCTACAGTAGGTGGCTCTAGTACCACACAGTCGAACAATGCTGGATTTTACACTAAAATTGGCAGGGTTGTTTTTGTCAAATGTCGGGTAACCTTCACAAGTTTGGGGTCAGGCACTGGGCAATTTCTTGTTAGTTTGCCATTCACTGCGGCAAGTGACTCTGTGGGAAGCGGTCAGCCCTTGGGGTACGGTATAAACTTTTCCACGGTGGACTCAACTGGACTGCGAGCCTTTGCCGTAGGAGGGACAGCAACTTTTGGTCTTTCAACCACTAATGGGGGCAGTTCGTTGGGGGTGTCTGGAGGGTTTGCATCATATCTAAACAACAACACAGATTTCGTTGCCGACTTTTTTTACATTGCTTCAGCATAAGCGTAAGGGGAAAAAATGAATGTTAGAACAAAAGTAGTTGGAGATTTTAAAATCATAGAAATCAGAGAGGACACGGACGGTGCAATCAATAGACGCACCCTTTCGCCTCTTGATGACACGAGTGCTGAAAGCGATGAAATAAAGGCTTTGGTTGCGGAGCATCACACCGACTCTGTTAAAAATGCTTACACAGCGGCGGTTAGCCGAACAACACAGATTTGAGTTGCTCAAAGATGTTGTTGTTTGGAGAG